TCCACTTGATCTCTTCAGCTTTAACATTCTCGCCCTTCATAATGTCATTCAAGAAAGACTGACCAGTGCCAGACTTTCTCTGTACATTAATTGCTGCATTCTCGACTGCTGAATAAAAACCAATGTCAGACTTAGGAGCTTGTTTGTTTGCTTGCTCATAAACCATTTGAGCTACATCTTTTTTAGCGGATAAAATCATTTGTTCTTTTGATGGAGCGTATTGCCCCATTGCTGCGACATCAGATAAATATTCAAATTTATCTACATTTTTTCTAGTTCCATTTGGCAACTCAAATACCCAGTCACTCTTTGTCTCTTCTATTAATTTAATGTCTTCTGGTTTTATTACTGACTTACCGTCTGGCACGATATCAGTAATCATTCCAGTCTTACGCAATCCAGATTCGATCACATCAGCAGCAGCAGGAGCCAATGCTTCAGCGCCAGCTTTTAATCCTTTAACCCCATACTTAATTGCTTTGTTAGCAGCTTGGAATGCAGGTATAGCATTCAGCAGATCTAGCGCTTCTGGTGTAGGACGTAGTGTCTGACCTTCTCCAGTAGTAGGAGTAAAGCCATAGCTCATAGCCTCCATTACTTTACCAAGATCTCCTACAGTAAGATCCTTTAATGAAAGAGTGCCAACATCAGGCAAACCAATTACAGCAAAGTCTAAATACTCAGCGCCAGTTTGAATTGCAGATCCGATATTACCCATCATTTCCTCTAATTGTGTCCGAGGTATATTTTGGATCGATGCTGTGTCTTCAGGAAATACACGACCAGTAGTTGGCGCAGTTGCGCTACTAGACATAGGAGCAGGAGCAGCGCCTTGCACAAAGCCTACACCACCATCTTGCTTAGTAGCGGTAGCAGAAAATTGAGCTGGCTCTCTTGTAAGTTCACCAACCTCAACAATACCTTCTGGGAGATCACTAGTTGGATACCTAGAAGAGATTATGTCTGCAATATATGATTGCTCTATGTCTGATTTCATATTATTTATTGACTCAATATTCTTTGCTGTTTTTGGATAGTGTCTAATTCATCATCACTAAAAACTTTAGATTCAAAAAATGCGCCTTTTTTCTTTCCTGTAATTCTCTTTAAATCATCAATGCTTGTTGTTTCAGTAATAGACAATATTTTATTAAATTCTTTACCTTTGTTTTCTGCCATTCTTTCTAACTTTGCTCTAGCTGCTGTTTTAGTAACATCATTTTTTATTGTGTTTTCATAAGTAGTAAGCGCATCATTAGATAGCTGTTCAAGATTAATACCAGTACGTTTTTCTGGTGGTAACGCATCTTGCTCTGCTCTAGCTTTTCTTTCTAAAGAATCAAATATTTTTTCTATGTTTTGTTTTTTTATAAACTGCGCTGCATTTTTATCATAAACTCCAGATATAACATCGCCTATTCCAGAGGCTCGATTAAATTTCTTATCGATCTCTCCTCTTGTTTTATTTTCTGATGAATACATTTGCGTTTGCAAACTATTTAATTGGTCTGCATTTAATCCACCGTTACGCACATATTTATGTAATTGAAAAGGACTTGTTATTCTTCCACTAAAAACCTCTTCTCTTAAATTTGAGAATAAAAGAACATTACCTGTACCGTTAGTTGTATCAGGTTTTAATATCTTATCTAGTTCAGCTGTACTTGGAGCCAAAGGTATAAGCTTTGCCTCAAGCGCTTTCTTTGCTTTTGGATTCTTTTCTCTTAGCCAGTCAGCGTATGTACTAACAAATGTTTTATTGTTTTCATCTTTCTGTACTTCTTTCTCTCTATTTCTAGCCATGGCAGTTTCAACAAACTGCTGCTGAACTTTTGTGCGAATTGAAAGCTTTGATGGCTCATCAAGATCAGACCAAATAGCAGAATACTTTCCTACATTGTTTTGACGCATTAGCGCCAATGTTTCAGACTCTGACTTATTAAACTCAGTGCTAGACAAATAATCAGAAAGAACGGCAACTTTTGCTTCCGCAACATTCTTCTTAAACTCTGTCATTCCTTTTTCATGGAATGCAGGATCTCTAGTTGTGTACAACGCATCGCTAACTCGTCTTTCCTCTACTGCTATTTTGTCTTTTAGTGCAACAGGATCTAACGTACCTTGAATGATTAAAGATATATTCTTAGGACTGTCTTCAATAAGTTTTGTTGCTTGATACTTTAAGCCTTCAATATTTAATTCATGTATCTTTTTTGCAGCGTGTTGAAATACAGCGTTACCAGCAACAGCAACTGATGCCTTATAACTTGCAGCAACTTCTGGATCAATTGCGCCAATAACTTTACCGCCACCTTTAATAATTCCGTACATCTCATCTTGAACTTCTTTTAATGATGTTATTTGTCCAAGTTCTACTTTCTCAGTAATGCCAGCCATTTGCGCTCTAGCTGATGTTTCCAATGATGCTCTTAATTGATATGCAGTTATTTTTCTAGCTTCATCACCAAAGAATGTGCCAGCAGCAGGTACAAATGTACTTAAATCAGTACCTTTTTTTAACGCATCAGCTATCTGCTCTGGCTTTACTTCATTCTCAACTGCCCACTGTCTGCCTTCTATTTGTGCGTTTTTAGCAGCAGCTCTAAATGCAAAATCGCTTAGACGATCAAGAGACTGCGCCATCATTTGTGATGTTCTCTCGCTCTCACGCAAGTCAGCAAAGTCTAACCTTTGCGTAGGTTGAGAAAGCAATCCGGCTTGTTGGTATGTTGGTAATGGCATAGTGTTTACATATTCGCAGTTTTTTGCATCAATCTTGGAGAATAACTTCCAGCCTCAACAATTGGAGCTTGAGTCCCTGCACCAGCTGGAGCAGATCCTAGCTGGCTATACTGGTATCCAGCAGTAGCTAATGACATAGCAGCTTGGAAGTATCCTTGCTTTTCAGCTTGGTTAGCAGCTGATGCATACATAGCCATTTGAATTTGTCCCATTCTTTCAGCAGCGGTAGCGTTTTCCATTGAAATCTGAAATTCTTTACCTGCTCTTTTTACATTGGTTTGCTGTACTAATGCAGCAGATCCTTCAAAAGCATTTACACCACCAGCAAATCCCCTAGCTACAGCAGCAGCATTTGTTTGATTTAACCTATCCAAAACTATGTTTGCTTTCTGCTCTTCAGCTAATGCACGTTGTTTACTTTCAAGATCAGCTTGCGCTCCCTGCAAATGTAACTGTCTACCACGAGCGTTACCAGCAGATATAGCGTTAGCTGCTGATAATGCTGCAAATGCAATAAGTGCTACTTGTGCCATGTTAAGTCCCCTGATGTACAGCTACTTTATACTCAATACCAAGTAGCGTCATTTTTAATGGGAGATTCTGAGATACGGTAATCTTTGCGTCCTGAGAATATCCCAAGATCCCATGTAATACCTTGATGCCAGTAAAGTCTGGAATGTCAGCATCCAATATGCTGGCAGTATCAAAGCTTCTAATAGGCACTTCGATATTATTAATCTTTAAATGCTGCGTATCTTTTAACACAGCATTAACTTCTACAATACGTTTTTTAAATCCAATACGAGTACCAGTTGCCAGCCTTAGTTCAATTGGCTGTGTGGCTACAGTAACGGTATACGGCAACCCAACTTCATATGATGAAGTGGATGCACGAGGAAAAGTAACAGTGCCACCAGCAGGTACTACCTGATCAGGTTGGATAGTTCCATCTAGCTTTACATTAACAGTTTCAGCAATCAAGTGTGATGCTGACGCACTAGCAGCTGCGCCACCTTTTACAGCGCAATCTGTGTAGGTATCGTCATCAAAATACTCTACATAGTATTGAGTAGCGCCATTAACAGTGCGTTTAACGACTGTGTAAATTGTAGTGATATCCACACCAACATCTATAAACTCACCATCGGTAACAAACTCTGATGGAGCAATAACATTCTGTTGACGTAGCAATGAAAAAACAGCCATTGTGCCAGCTGTGCTGTTGATGATTAATAACAAATCATTCTCATCAGTAGCTACAGTCCTACGCAATCCTAGTCTAGTTGGATTCTTTAATAGATGACCAGCCAGTAAAGAGATTTTGTTTGTTAAATATGTCAGCTGAGTATCCGAGAAAGCCATCTCATTTAGCGCTTTACCTTGTCTCTGAATAAACAGAGTGCCAGACTCTAGCTGCTGTACTCGAATACCTTCCTTGCTACCGTTACGACTAATTGTCTTTACGAAAAAGTTAGTTGGTGTAATTGGCTCTAATCCATTTTGAGGAATATAGAACTCACCACCAGTTGTGAATACTTGTAGATCTCGGCCTGAGATCATGTCAGTAATTGAGTTGTAAGTATTGGTGTCTAGCGTAGCTTCTACAGCATCATCATCCAATCCTTCGGTAGCTTCAAAGTCAAAGAATATACCTACCTTGCTACCCCAAATAGTAGATGGTCTAGATTCACTGCCACCAAAGTAAAGCCTACCCTCATGGAATGTAACCGTAGCCGGATAGCCTTTTGTGCTTGACCATACAGCCTCATAGCCAGATTCATAATCCCAACTACCTGATGCAATAGCTGACGAGTTAAAGAATGGAAACTCTGTGATAGCGCTCACTACTGTGCCTGATGTATAGGCAACAATCTTGGCTCTACCTTGTGGACTAGCATTGACGTACTGTCCAACACTGCCAGCTGTAAATACTGATGCACTAGCAGTTAACGTGATCTTTCCAGCTACGGCTGATGGTGTCAGCGTAGCGGCTGGATTAGTTACGCTAAGAGTAAATGCATACTTAGGTACAGAGTCAAACGTAATTGCCGATGCCGTCCAATCAGCATTGGTGGCTCCACGTACAATCTTAATTGGCGCTATAGATGGATGAACCACAATCAAAGTGTCAGCCGATTGAGTCCAGCAGATTCTAGCCAGCCTTGCTCCAGTTAAACCTACAGCTGATGTGCTGAGATAGCTATTGCCAGTTCCGTTGATGTTCGTAATTAATACCTTGTTTCGGTACACATACATTCTATTATGTGTGAAAACAAGCATATAACTATCAGAAGTTGAGAACTCAAACGCAACGCATCTCACACCATTAGCAGCAGATTCTGATCCACTATTAGGTAATGCAGATAAGTACCTTAAACCTGCTCTACGTCTCAATCCACCTTGTGGCTGGATCACTACGTTAGTAGCCTCAGACAAAGCATTCTGATAGGCAGCAAGATCCACACGAGCCAACAGTAGCGGATCCATCTCTCCTGAAGAGAAGTTTGTCTGGAGTGATACGAAACGAGTCATTAGTATCTAACCGCTATCAATGAGTAGTCTTCAATAGACTGCACAGGATTATTCTGTCCATCAATATTTATCGATGTACGCATATATCCACCACGACCATTATCAGCTGGAGAACCAACAGCCACGCTCTGCCAATACTGAGCCTTGTCCGTCTGATCTGTGATTGGTAAAGCAAAGTGCCAAGCCATTACATATTTAAGCAGCTGTACAAAGTACGATGGCATAGCATATTCTGGAGTTGAATATTGATATTCAGCGTAAATAGTTGGCTCATTTGTCAGCACCTTATCACCCATGATTTTATAATTTTGGATAGGATAAGCGCCAATGTTTCCAGAGTTGAATATCTTGCGAGGAGATCCTAAACGATCACCAGACAAAGCATATTCATAACGATATTCATTAGTTGGGGTTGTTACTAGCTGTGCTAGTTTTTCTTTTTTAAAACTAAACGACCAAGGATAAGTCATCAAAATTTGATTTTTGATGTCATGGTAAAGTCGATCAGCAATATTAGCCTCATCAGTACCATCATTAAATGACGATATAGGACGAGCGCCAAGCATTATTAGTGCGTCTGAGCAGATTGATAAACTGGTATCGCCAGCAGCCATGTCAGATCCTTAATGTGATAAAGGGCTACCCTTGTTGTACAAGAGCAGCCCTGTGCTTGATTCAGACCAGATTAGTCTGTATCAGTTGCGCTTACAGTTGTACCATCAGCGATATCAACAACACCAGCAGAGCTGACTGCATTGACATAAGTCAACACTAAGCTTGGAGTAGTGCTATCGTAAACAAAGATAATATCGCTAACTTTTAACAGCGATGCAATGCTGTCAAAATAGCTAACGGTATTAACAGTTGCTTGTGTATCAGCTGTTTTGTACGAGTAAATTGATGGTGCATT